CAGAAACTCCAAGACTCGTAAATGGGTAGATAGTTTGGAAGGTTGGAAATGGTGGGCTTGGCAAATAGTCGGTGGTATTATATTTGTAATTGTTATTGAGTACCTACTTAATTTAGTTGGTATGACAATGTTACCTTGGAGATAAAATGGTATTAGATAGTTTATTAGCTGGTGTAATGTTGTTCAGTTCTTTTGCTGCTCGTACACCAAATGTACAACCAAATCCTGATGACTATGAAGTTAGTGTTGGATTAAGTCACGATAACTTTCATATGAATCGTCAATGGGAAAGAGAACTTGGTGAGTTCTATATAGATGATTTGTTTTGGGCTAAGTTTGATAATGGTATTTATTTTAAACCTGAGTATATGAATAAAGAAAGTCAAGGTGTAAAATATCTAAAGATTGACTCAAGACGAAGTTGGAAAGATTGGTCTTTTGGATTTACCAGTCGTAACACAGATGAAAATGTCTTTAGTAAAAACTTTGAAACATTCGTATCGTTTGGTATGTCTAAAAAGAAAAAGTATTATGATGATAAGGTAGAAGTTGATGTATCATTTGATGGATATTTTCCACCAAGTGAGGAAGACGGCAGAGATACTTTTGAGTTCGAAGATAAGTTTAAGATTAGTTGGAAACTTACAGAGAAACTTAGGTTGTATAATTTAGGTGAAATATCCAAACTTCAAGGTAAAGAGTTTTACAAGGCTAAAATAGGTTTTGAATACTCGTTATGATATTTATAGGTAAGGAAATGAAAATAAAAGAGTCAGACAATCAATCCTTTACTCCGTTAGTGCAAGAGTGGACGACAACCACATCTTACGATATAAAAATAGTTTATAAAGTGCTTGACTCATAATGCTATTTAGTGTTAACTTTAGGAGTAATATGATGAGTGTATGGGATACAGAAAGAAAAGAAATTGCCACTTGGTTATCAGGTTATCTTGCCATGATTAAGAAATGGGTAGATAAGATACTAGATAATGAAGACCACGATGTTGATAAGATAAAAATTATCACACAAATAGACGAGTGGATAAAGTGGTTAGAAGAAACTAAACTAAAAATTATAAAAATGAAAGATACTAAAATAGAAAAGGAATAAAACATGAAAAGGTTATTTTTAACTCTAAGTTTATTAGTTATAGGTTGTTCAGATAATTCATTAGGACCACAAGAAGATTGTTATTGTGGTTTAGAAATATCATCAAACCTACCACAATCAAATGGTATTTATGAGTTAGAATATGATTCCTCTTTAGCACAAACCTACACTGTATTGAGTTGTCAGACAGAATGTGGGTGGTCTCAACATATCCAATGGGATTCTGATTATCAATATCAGATAGTTCCTGGTCAATGGACAAGTTTAGTTAATCCAGCAAGTATGACAGATGAAAATGGTGATGGTCAAGTTGTGTTTGCTGTTTGGGAAGAGTTCATAGAGAAAACTATAACTGTATATGGTGGTTACACAGATGAGTGTGGACATCATTTCTTGGATTCAATAAAAGTGAAAGTGGTAGATAATGAATAGGGGATAATCATGAAATGGGTTCTTGTTGACAAGTATGATAATATAGTTAGTAAGGCAGAATTACATAGTGGATATGGTAAAGATGCTGCAAAAATGTATTTTGTAGGTAGAAAACAGATAGAAGAAAATGAATTTGACAAGTTATGGAAAGTATTAAGTGAAACAGATTATGACAGACAAAGAGAATTGGCAAACCGAGAAGGTAAACAATATGAATGGTGGAAAGACGAACCCAAACACCCTGACGAAGGGTTTGATTATTAGTAATATTGACATACATGTCATTAGTTAATCTGTCATATTGTCACAACAAAAAGTTTGGTACAATCATTGTATAATATAGGTAAGAACATCGCCACAAAGTGGGATGTCGTTAGTTCAAATGAATAACTGTATAGGAGAATACAATGAATAGAATAATAGTAAATCCACAACATCTCAGCCGAGATGAATTTTTAACACCTTTTGATAGGATATTTGATGACCTGATAGACAGGCAGTTTCCAACGTTCAAAGAAGAAGTTGGAGTATCTTTCAATAAAGGTTCTTATCCCAAAGTAAATGTATATGAATACGATGACAAAGTTGGTATCATAGCTGAGATTCCTGGATTGGATAAGAAGAATGTATCAGTAGAAGTAGAAGATAATGTACTAACCATATCAGGTGACAAACATGGTTTTGAAGACGATGGTGGTAAGTGTATTACAAGAGAGTTAAAACATTCCTCGTTTAGAAGGTCGTTTACATTAGGTGAACACTTAGATGGGGATGGAGTTGGTGCTAATTTTAAAGATGGAATCCTCTCTATAGAAATTCCGAAAGTAGAACCCGAACTACCGAAGAAGAACATCGTGAAAATCAAGTGAAAATAGTCACCATAGGTGACGTTGGTTATATCGTTCTCGGTGTTGTGTCGGTCAATACTTCGTTTTCTACAGAAGAATTAAAGAGTCAATGGAGATTGGCCGACACTATTTTAAGAAAAAACAATGAATGGTATATCTGCATGAAAATAATAGATGCAGAATTTTATGATTTTTAATGCTTGACAGTAATAGTTATTTTAAAGTATATTATTGTTATGAAACGAAAACCAAAAAACAAACAAAGGAGTTTTGAAATGAATGGAGGTTATTTCATAGATGGTGTAGCGTACATGGATTGTAAAGTTACTGGTGAACCAGTTAAGAATGTAAGTACAGAGGCTACATCCGTTATAGGTAGTAGAGCATTTATGGCCAGAATGGACAAAATGTTTCCAATCGAAAACACACCAAAAAGAGTATCAACTGGTCGTCCTGCTGGATGGCATTTTATGAATGAGTTCGTTGATAAAGATGGTAATGTCTTTCATAAGGGTAAAGAACAACCTAAATTGAAAGGTACTTTACCACCTACCAAAATCAAACCTAAAAAGAAACCTAAACGTAGGTCAAAAGAGGAGATACTTTTGGCTAGACACGAGAAGAAGAAGAAAGTTTTAAAGAAAGCTAAGAAGAAGTTGAATGACAAAATTAAACGGCAATAAGCCACTTAATAGGGATTACTTTAGATACAAAGACCGACCAAAGAATAAAGACGAAAAACATGTAACAGATTGTTGTGGTCAAGATACAGAGCGAGATATTCTCAATGTAAACAATGAAGATGATTGGTTGTTGATTGAAGATTATATAGAAACTAGATTAAGAGAATATTCTAATACTGAATCGATAACACCAATAGTATGTGAAAAATGTGGTAGGTTGAAAGAGTATATCAGTAGTCTTAAATTAGATAGGAAATTACCAGGAGATAAATAATGGGTAAACAAGTATATAAACATGGTTATAGTTGTAAGTTAGATAGAGTTGTAGATGGAGACACATGTGACGCTATGATTGACTTGGGATTTAATACATGGGTTCATGCTAGAATTAGATTCTATGGTGTGGATACATGGGAATCAAGAACAAGAGATTTGGAAGAAAAAGCCAAAGGTTTAGCAGCAAAAGAATATGTAAAAGACCTCTTGGAAAATTCAGACGATGGTAAATTCAGTATCATATCACATGGTACTGGTAAATATGGTCGTGTACTTGGTGAGTTATTCGTTAAGGGACACGAGAAGTCAGTTAATGAATTACTCAAGGAGAATGGTCATGCCTACGAATACCACGGAGAAAAGAAAAAAGTCTTTGGTTCCTGATATAAAATTAACCGAAGAATCATTATTAGAATTGAAGAGACGAGTTGGTCCTCCAAAAATAAGTTTCAGAAAAAAAAGATAAATAAAAAAATATGGTCATATTAGGAATAACACCTCTTTTGTCATATAATCAAGCTGCGTGTTTGTTGATTGATGGTGACTTGATTTCTTGGTCGGAAGAGGAAAGATACAATAGATTTAAATTCTCTAAAGATGGTGATAAAATCTTACCACCAAAAAACGCAGCAACCAATTGTCTGAAGGTTGCTAATCTAAAACCAGAAGATATAGATTTCGTGTCTGTTGGGTTTTCGAGACTTGATGAGATAAGTAGAAGACATAGTCCACGTTTCGCTAAAAAGTCTGGTTACAACGATACTGATTGGTGTGGTGGTTATCCACAAGACGTTTTAGATTCGGAGTATGGTACAATAAATTGGTTGATGAATGAATGGAGTATTGAACATTTGGATGGAAATAATCGACCTCGATTTAAACCATACAAAATAGAGTGGTTCGACCATCATACTTCTCACGTTGCAAGTAGTGTCATACCATCTGGTTTTACGGATACTAACTACATGTCTATAGATGGAGATGGTGGTGGTATATCAAGTTTGTTTGGTTTTTGGGATGGTCTTGAGATGAAGACTGTTTCTTTTTCAAATGCTTTAACAAGTTTTGGTCTATTCTATGAACAAGTGACTAATGCTCTTGCCTTTGATACACATGGATGTGAGGGTAAAACTATGGGACTTGCTTGTTATGGTAAAGTTGATTATGATTTACTTCCGATGAGGTATAGAGAAGATGATTTGGGTTTCAGATATCCATTTACCAATAATTATAATGAAATAGTTGCCAATATATTAGATGATGATGACTTTCAAAAAGAGTTAAAAGATTTTCATGAAGCTGGTGAGGGTAAGTTACCATCAGAGAAAATCCTAAATTTAGCTGCTACAGGTCAAGATATTTTCGAGACACTTGTGATTCATAATTACGAAAATTTACTTAAATACAACGATAGTAAGAATCTTTGTTTGTCAGGTGGTAGTATGTTAAATTGTACTACTAATGGTAAATTAGAGAAAAAGGTAAAGGGTGATATATTCATTCAACCTGCTGCTCACGACTCTGGTGTAGCCTTTGGTTCTGCTATTTTATCACATAAAAAACATACCAATGAATTTCCATCCTTGAGTATGAATAACGCTTATCATGGTAGTTACTATACAGACAAAGAGATTTTGGATGCTTTAGATAGAAATGGTATGATTTATGACGTGGTCGATCCTTCAGATGCATTGGCACATTGTTTATATGAGTGGGATTGTGTGATGGGTTATTTTAATGGAAAATCTGAAGTAGGTCCAAGGGCATTATGTAACAGAAGTATACTTGCAAATCCAACCAAATTAGAAAATCTACAGAGGGTGAATAGAATCAAGAAGAGAGAATGGTGGAGACCACTAGCACCAGTAATGCCTGAAGAGTTTTTATTTGAGATAACTAATGCTAAACATAAGTCACCATTTATGTTGATGGCTAGTGAGGTTAAAGAAGAGTGGAGAAATAAGATACCAGCAGTTGTTCACGTTGATAATAGTTGTAGACCACAAACAATAAACCGAAGTCAGAATAAAATTATCTATGATGCATTACATAAATTTAGACAAAAGACAGAGGTTCCTGTTTTTATGAATACGAGTTTTAATGTGAATGAACCATTAGTTAACTCACCAGACCAAGCAATAAAAACATTTTTAGAAAATGACATTGATGGGTTACTAATCAGTAAATATTTAATAATGAAATAAGAGGTTATATGGCAAAAGCAAAACAACACTTTGGTTCTGATTCAGGTAGAACTAAAGCTAAAAAGAAAACAAGACTGGGACAAGGTCGTGGTACTAAATTTAGTACACGAATAGGTTCAAAACGATTCAAAAAGAAATATAGGGGACAAGGTAAGTGATTAAATCATCTGTACTAGATAAAGGATTTATAGAAGTAGTGGATTCACTCGGTAATGATTTGACCGTAGTTAATTCTGCTCGTGTATCATTTGGTAAGAGAAAAACAAAGTTTGATAAGTCAGATGAAAGACTTGTTCGTTATCTTGCTAAACACAAACACTATTCACCATTTAGACATTTACAAGTTCAGTTTCATATTAAGGCACCTGAGTTTGTGATGAGACAATGGTATAAACACGTTGTTGGTATTGAGACATCATCAAGTAGTTCTACCAAAGACCACGCTTGGAATGAGATAAGTGGTAGGTATGTTGAGTATGATGAGTTCTATGAACCAACCATATATAGAAAACAATCTGATGATAACAAACAAGCATCAGAAGGTGAGTTTGATGGTGATGATGAGGTTGCAGTAAAAGCTAATTGGAATCAAGCTCATAATATGACTTTGATGGCATATAAAAATCTAATAAAGATGGGTATGGCAAAAGAACAAGCCCGTTGTATATTACCACTAACATTATATACAGAGGTATATTGGACAGCATCATTTCAGGCAGTAATGAACTTTATTGAGTTAAGAAACGAAAAGACGGCACAGATAGAAATACAAGATTATGCTAGAGTTTTATTGAAACAGATGAAAGAGGTATTTCCAAAAACAACTGAATTATGGTCTGAAGCTCATGGATGGGAATAATAAACATTACGTTTGGGGAGGTCCTAAAGAGTGGAGTTTTGGTGGGGCTAGTGATTTTGACGTACCATTTTATACCTTTTCGAACTTCTTTGGGGATAATCAAGTAGAAGAAGTAATTAAAATATGTGAGAGTTTTCCATTGGTAGAGGGGACAATGTCTAACGAAGCTAACACAGACAAAGGATGGAGGTCATCAGATATTAGATGGCTTGAAAACAATGACGAAACAAAGTGGATTTATGATTCTATTTGGACTTCTACATGTAATACAAATGGTTGGAACTACACCATAACTGGATTTGTTGATTTATGTCAATATACTACTTATGATTCATCAAAATATAAAAAACCACATTATGGGTGGCATAAAGATAATGGGGTTGGACATAATCATCGTAAGATAAGTTTGTCTATTTTACTGAATGATGATTTTGATGGTGGTGAACTTGAATTATTAATTCCTGGTGGGGGATTTTTGAAACCAAAAAAGAATGAAGCTATAATGTTCCCATCAAATACATTTCACAGAGTTCATCCTGTAACTAAGGGGATAAGAAAATCGTTGGTCGTGTGGGTGGCAGGACCTAAATTAAAATAAGAGGAACAAAATGTATAAAGAATTTATAAAAGAAGTACCGAACTTTCCAATAGATGGAATTGACTTTAAAGATATATCACCATTACTTGCAGACCAAGAGACATTTAGGTCTGCTCTTGTGGATATGGGTAGACAAGTTAGGTTACCAGATTATTGGATTGGGATAGACTCTCGTGGTTATCTTTTTTCTTCAGCACTTGCCACTTATTTTGGTGGTGGTGTAGTATGTGCTAGAAAACAAGGTAAAACACCTGGCGAATTTGTTAGTGAGACATATGATTTGGAGTATGGAACTGCTACGTTAGAATTACAACCAGGTAATGGTCAAGTGGTCATAGTGGATGATGTATTAGCAACAGGTGGGACATTACAGGCAACTAATAATTTGGCTGAAAAGGCTGGATACGAAGTGGTAGGTAATTTAGTTTTAGTTGATTTGAAATATGTTCCAAGAATCGATAACTTTAACTTAAATGTGAGGTCAGTAGTAAAATATGCCTAGAAAAACAATCGGTGCCATACCAAAGATAGTAAACAATTTCAATTCGAGAACAGCAAATCAAAACATATTCTACAATATAATAGGAGAGGAAGATACTCAACTTGTATTGTGTCATGGGATAGCTGGGACTGGTAAAACTTATGTGTCCATCTATAGAGCTCTACAAGATGTGTTAAGAAGAGGGACACCTTATCATAAACTCATTATAATAAATCCTACAGTAGACGTTGGTAATGAAGATAAGTTAGGATACTTACCAGGTGAGTTGAGTCAAAAGATACAACAATATAATGAATCCACCTTTACGATATTAGACAAGATTATTGGTAAGGCTAGAGCAACCAAGATGATTTCGGATAATAAATTAGAGATTGGAGTGTTAAACTTTCTGAGGGGAGTTAACTTAGAGAATTGTTATGTGATACTTGATGAGGCTCAGAACGTTTCACCTATGCAAATCAAGACTTTGATGACAAGAATATCTGAAAATTGTAAGATGATTATTCAAGGTGATATGTCACAATGTGATAAGTTCAAGGCTAACGGAGTTACAGCATACGAGAAGAGTGGTTTCTATGATGCTTGGTTTAGATTAAAAGGTGTTGAGGGTGTTAATCACATGGCATTTAATAGAGAAGATTGTGTTAGACATCCGTTGGTTAAGAGAATCTTGAAGACATACGAGGATGAACATGAAATAGATTTAAGTCATGACTAATGTTATCAAGGGAGTTTTTAACAGAAAGAGGTTATTGTTGTGGACATGGTTGTTTGATGTGTCCATACGAACCAAAACATATAAAGGGAAACACTAACATGAAAAAAACACTTATTGTTTGTGCTCTACCAATAGAGACTCAAGGACAATTGGATGACTATGATGTTCTATATACTGGAGTTGGTAAGGTAAATGCCACATTTAAACTAACACAGAAATTTGGTAAGTTTGGTTCACATATACCATATGATTTAGTAATTAATTATGGAACTGCTGGTTCACAACATTGGGAATATAGAAAAGGTGACTTGGTAGATTGCACACGATTTGTTCAGAGAGATATGGATGTAACTCCACTTGGTTTAAGGTTAGGTCAGACACCATTTGAAGAAGACATTCCAATAATAGTTCAGAGTGAATCAGAGTTTAATCCTATAGGTAAGAAGGCTCTATGTGGTAGTGGTGATTCTTTTGTACAAGATAAAACTATGGGAGATGTGGTAGATATGGAATCTTATGCTCTAGCAAAAGTATGTAAGTTATATGATGTACCATTTATATCGTTTAAATATATTACAGATACAGCTGATCCAGATGCTAGTAATGATTGGGAAGAGAATGTTGGAAAAGGTATTGTAGAATTTAAGAAAAAAGTGCTTGACTATTTACCAAAATCTTCGTAAATTAATTACAATTAAAATAAAGGATAAACCATGAATGATATAGGAATGATTATTTACTTAAATCTACCACCAATTGCTTTTACCGTTTTTGTATTTTACGCATTTGTAAAGTATATTTACGAGGATGGTAAAAAGAGGGCTGGAAGATAATGACATATCGAGAATATAAACCAACTTGGTTAAAACAAAAGATATCTGTGGATTTATATGGTAGGGATTTTAATCTATCTGATGTACCAATGACTATAATGACACGAGAAGATGCCTACAACAAACGAAGATTAACCGAAGAACAAGTAGATGATATTTATGAAAAATGGATTTTAGAACAAGAGGAGTTACATAATGCCGAAAAATAAAAATCAAACTCAATGGAAAGGTTATGGTGAATACACATACCTTGAGGGTGTAGGTAAAGATGCTAAACCTGTAAAGTTTTTAGCACGAAATGATGAAGATGCACAACTATATGTAAAGAAAGTTGGTGCAACTTCTTGGATGAAACCAGATACCTTAGACAAGGTAGGTGATGAGTAAATACTACTACGAGAAAAGTGGTATCATTGATTCTAAAATCAATATCACTTATCACGAGTTGTTCCTAAAAACTGATGAAGAACTTGACGAGTGGATTGAAGAAGCTCGTCAGTTCATCATTGAGGATTGGGATGAGCGTGGTACACCACCGATGGTTGGTCAGAACATTGACCAGATAATTAGTTCATTCAAGAAACTCAGAGAGTATGACATACATGGTTTCATAGAAAAAGCTGACGATGGTCAAAGGAATGTAATTAAGAACTTTAATAAGTTTGCTAATGGTGTCAACCAATTCTTCCCAACTATGATGAAAACTCGTATTGGAGATACTGGTGATGTTGGACTTAACTCAATCTATGATAGAATTAAAGAGGACTCAAATAAAGACCTTTTCTTTAGGTCTATGAGAAGGGGAGTTCGTAGAGATTCCATGTATAGTTTCAGTAAATCTGTATCTTTAGATAGAAAAGAAAATGATAAGGGTGGACTACCATATTGGAACGAAGAGTCAGCATTAGAGTGGTTAGAATATTATCACGACAATAAATTAAAATTTAAAGATATCCGTTTATGGATTTCTAAGTCTCACAAGGAAGAGTATCTTAAACAATATGTGACTTTATCTTCTGATGATATAAAGTATGCTTATGATAAGGGATTAATTACTGATGAGATGGTTACCAATTTATGGTGCCCCACGTTAAAAAAGTTGATGTCTGTTGAAGATTTAGATGACCATGTTTCTACGAAGGGTGGTAAACTAAAGAGAAATGTTTTTATGATTAGATACTATAATATTCATAGGAAACTATTCCCATCAGCATTTCAGATATTCAGATTGAGTTTGAACTCACAACCAGCAGTTAACTTCCCCCCACTTACTGCTAGATTATTATATGAAAAATATACAGACCATATCAAACAAGACGAACCACTAAACATTTACGACCCGTCAAGTGGTTGGGGTGGTAGGATTCTTGGTGCTATGGCTTCCAAGAAGAGAATACATTATATCGGAACAGACCCGAATACTGATAATTACATAGATGAGATAGGTAAGTCAAGATACGAATATGTTGCTGACTTTTTCAATGAACATGGATTAGAAACAAATATGTTTTGGGAAGAACAGAAAAACACTTATCATTATTTCCAAATAGGTTCTGAACATGTTGGTGACCATCCAGACTACCAACAATATAAAGGTAAGTTGGATATGGTATTTACTTCACCACCTTACTTTGATAGGGAACAATATTCAGATGATGATGAACAATCATTTAAGGCCTATCCGATGTACTCTGATTGGAGAGATAACTTTCTTAAACCAACATTGACAAATGCTTACGAGAGTCTAAGGTCAGATAGATATTTACTTTGGAACATCGCTGATATTAAGATAGGTAAAGATACCTTTCATCCATTGGAACAAGACTCTATTGATATTATTGAATCACTTGGTGGTAAATATCAAGGTAAGTTGAAGATGTTAATGGCATCTATGGTTGGTGTTGACCAATCTAACGTCAAAAACAAAGTTGATGTCAATGGAGTTACTGTAAAATATGAACCAATATTTATCTTCCATAAACCTTAGTGGATATATTAGATTATAAATTAGACGAGATAGATTACGAGGTAGACTTACCAAAACCAGTGGTAAAAGAACATGGTGGTTTTTGGGTTGTTCGTGATGACCTACTCGATGGTGGTACAAAGAGACGGGCATTTACTGTTTATGTCAAAAACAAACCTGATGTAGAGGAGTTTGTTTATGCTTCACCAAGACAAGGATATGCTCAGTTATCACTAGCATATGCTTGTAAAGATATGGGTAGGAAGTGTACGGTAACTGTTCCACAAGGGAAGAGATATTGGTTGACAGATGCGGCTGAAGAGTTGGGTTGTAATATAATAGAAGTTCCAATGGGGTTTCTAACTAACATACAGGCAAAGGCTAAAAGGTATTGTTTAGATAATGATGCTCATCTAATTCCATTTGGTGGTGACCATCCGATAATAGTTGAAAGTATGAGGAGAGTTGCTTTAAGTCTTGGTATTAGACCAAAAGAAGTTTGGACTGTTATGAGTAGTGGAGTATTGAGTCGTGGTTTACAAGGTGCTTGGCCTGAAGCAAAAATTTATGGTGTTCAAATAGGACATAACACAACATTACATGAAATGGGTAGAGCTGAATGTTTTCGTTCTGAGTATAAATTTCAACAAGAATGTAAAGAACCAGAAAGACCACCATTTCCAAGTTCATTAACTTACGATAGTAAGGCTTGGAAATTTATGAATGAACATGCAAGTAAAAACTCTTTATTTTGGAACGTAGGAAAATGAACGATTATTTTAGTTATAACAAAGAAGTAAAATTACAGAAAACAATTAGGATATTAGTCTATCCAAATATAACTTATTTGAAGGACTTAAAGAAAGATAGTTACATACAGGCAATAAAAAGTCAGATATCCGTATTGAATGATATACGAGATGACTTATGGTTCTATCTGATTTTACCTGAACCCGTTGAGGATTTAGATTTCAAAAATGTGAGTCAACATTTCATGGATTTTCCATCTTACATACCAGCGATGAGGGTTCATTTTAACACCTTTGATTTTTATAAAAACGTGAGTAAAAAGTTTGACTTTGATTTGGTAATGTCTCATTTGCCAGAACATACTCATCAAATCAAAAATATGTTCTTTAACAAGACACACCATTGGCCAAACTTATTTGGATATTGTCATTGGTTTGACTTTAAAAATACAGCAACATGGGAAGTCAGTTCGTTTAATCAAAATATAACTGGTCTATTGGAGTATGATAGATGTTATCTAAACACCGAGTATCAGAAACAACTGGTATTGACAGAGATGAAGGATACATTCAATCAAGATACCATAGATAAAGTAGATGAGATATTGCGGGTTCAGTATCTTGGTGTGAAAGAATCCGATATACTTGAAAAGACAAATGAAAATACTGATAAAATAATTGTATTTAATCACAGACCAGAAGAATATAAAGACTTCAATAATTTCATGTCCATAGTAGACGAGTTAAGAGAGCAAAGACAAGATTTCAAGGTGTGGATACCACTATTAAATAAACCTAACAGAGATTATGTTATTACTGATAAATTTGAGAAGGCTGGTTATTACGAAAAGTTAAGTAAGTGTCGTGTTGGATTGTCACCTAAACAAAAGTATGGTGGGTGGAGTGTTGCTATAACCGATGGTTTGATGAATGGAACACCTTATATTATGTATGATGAACTATATTATAAGGAACTGCAATCTAATGCTGAGTTTTTTAAGACAAATGGTCAAGCTGTAGATTTGTTAAACAAATACTTGGATGACAACAATCACAGAAATGAGATGGGTAAGAGAGGATTAGATTGGATGAGAGACAACTTGTTGTTTAAAGATAGTATGAAAGAAATGTCAGACTATATAGATAATCTTGTAGATGACTTACCAACTCTGAAAAAGTCAACAAGGATAGAAGATATAAAAGAAATGATAAGGCAATCTCATGGTATTACCAAAGGAGAATTAATACAAAAACTAAAGTGGGGTGGTGGTATAACTTGGACGCCATACAGAAGGGCACTCATGGCAGACTCGAATATCTATGATGCTTGTGACGCCACACCCACTTATCATTGGAGTGAAGATGATTGATAAAATTTATATACCCACGTTTCGTAGAGTGAATGACCAAACTACCTTTGATGGTTTGCCAGATGAGTATAAAGAAAAGGTAGTTATGGTAGTTCAAGAACAAGAGAGGGATGAGTACAAATATGACGTGGAATATTTGGTAGTTGGTGACAATATTGGTATCGCTAAAACAAGAGAGTTAATCTGTAGAGATGCGGGTAATAAGAGATTTTACATGTTAGATGACCAACTTGTTATTCAGAGAAGAAATGCTAAATATTTTGGTGATGAGTCAAATATGGATACTGCTAAAAGAGTGTGTACAAAAGAAGACTTAGATGATATGTTCACTCTGTTTCATGGTTGGATGGATGATGAAAATATAATGCACATTGGACATAAAGCATCAGCGATGCCACCTGGCAAACGATACTTAGAAAACCAAGCTATTACACAGGCGACCATGATAGATGGTAGAGAACTTTCAAAGTTTATCGATGACATAAAGTGGGACTTGTGTTATTTGGGTTCAGATAGTAGATTTACGTTAGATTGTTTGGTTAACGGATACAAGAACAGAATATCAGATGAGTTCTGTCACCTTAAACAAGGTATGTGGGCGCCTGGTGGTTGTCAAAGTAGTGGTAGAACCGTAGAGATGTGGGAAAAAGAACACATGAAATTGATGGACTATTATCCTGAGTTCGTTTACATACACAACGATAAGATGAAACCTTGGGGTAAATATGCTGACAACTTTGGTGAGTTCGTTGAATTCAGATATAAATGGAAAGATGCGTACACTTCATCTAAAAATATAACCCATGATTTTTTCTAAAAAAAGACTTGACATTTATTTCAAAGTACTGTATATTAAACTAATTATAAATTATTAAACATAAAGGAAAACAATGAAGAAGATAAAACTCATAAAAAGAAAAGTAAAGGGTTACGATAGATATTTCGCAAATCCAAGAGATTTGATTCCTCGTAAGATGAATAAAGATATATATACTAACGAGGATGAAGAAAAGAGAACCCAACATAGTATCGCTGAAGATTATAAGAAAAAAGGCAAAGATGGTTTAGTACCAAATGAACAACCAATAATGATATGGCCTGATGGAACTATAGACGCTGGTCATACTAGAAGAGAAGGTGCTATAATTGCTGATGTTGAAGAAGTTTGGGTTGTAATCACAGACAAACCAAAATCAGATCCTGATAAACCATATTCAGAGATACAATCTGTAACTTCATCTAACATATATCGTAAGATGACACCATCTGTGAAACTACAAGAGTACACTCTTTCAGAAAAAGCTTATTATGATGAGTATGGTATCAACAGACCAAAGAAAGAAAGAGATGAACACATAAAAAAACTTGACACTTGTAAACAAACCTTAGACCAATTAGCCGTAATTAAGAGGGAAAAGCCTGAGTTGTTATCTAAAATTGATAATCAAGAGATGTCAATAAAAGGTGCTTACGATGATGCGATGGGTGTCAATAAAACTAAAGTATATTCTTCACCTAACCTAAAAAGAGATTGGAATGAAATTTATACTGGTGATATATTTACCACAATAATGAATCGGATATACAATACTCTACAGAGAACACTCGGTATTGATACGATGATAAATGGAGAGGAATTTTATCCATTCCGAGAGTTTACTACTGCGTCTATCTCTGCTATATTGTCACATTTGACCGAACATATTGGTGCTGAGGTTTTACGAAGTGAGGGACATGATGTAACTGCCGCTGGTGGTGACAATTCTGATCCTGATATTCGTCATAACGACATAGATGATAGAGTAGAAATCAAGGTGACTAAATTTGATGGTTCACAAACTAAGTGGAAGAGTGGACGGGCAATTCGTGAGGGACAATATATTTTGATATCTTATAGTCAAGAGTTAGATAGGTATTTTGTTTTATTCACACAATTGTTAGAGAAAGACTTTACAAAGTCTGGTAGTGGTATCATGTCTGGTCATGTGATAAAGATTAAAGATGTATATGAAAATCACAAAGATAGTTTTAAAGAAGTTTACGGAGAAGTATACGAAGATAGAGGTAAAATAGTAGTCACTATGGAGAAAATCAAATGAAAGAACTAACACCTGAACAAATCCAAGAGAATTGGAATAAACTTAGAAGTCTAATCAACGACACATTCGCTGGAGAAAGACTTGATAACTTAAACAAAATGTATGACTATTTTGAAGAGAGGATGTGTATCGCACCAGCAAGTGGTAAGGAACACTTCCATAACGCTCACGCTGGTGGTTATGTGGAACATGTCCTACATATAACTGATTTAGTAGTTCAGATATGGGATTTATGGGGTAAAAATGGTGCTACAATTGACGATTTTGATAAAGAAGAGTTAATATTTGCTGCCTTACATCATGACTTGGGTAAAGTTGGTGGTTTGGCTGAGGACTATTATGTACCAAACGAATCAGACTGGCATCGTAAGAATCAAGGGTTGATTTATAGACATAATCCTAATATTCAGTACATGACTGTAACTGATAGGGCAATTTGGTTATTACAACATTTTGATGTCAAGATGTCTGAAAATGAGTATCTTGGACTAAGATTAACCGATGGTATGTATGAAGAAGCTAATAAAGGTTACTATGTCAGTTACATGCCACATAAACAACTGAGGTCTAATATTGCTCACATATTACATCAGGCAGATATGATGGCTAGTAAAATAGAGTATGATGAGTGGAAACGAGGTGACCATGATATTAAAGTACAGAAGGAAGTGGTAACGAAAGAGAAAACTGAACAATCAAAAGCTGCTAATCAGGCATTCAAAGACCTATTCGGAGAGTAATTGTACTTAGATTACTTCGACAAGTTCAAGAACCAAGAACCATATCTTCACATCGA